CGACCCCTTTTTGCAAATTTTATTTGCATTAGGGGGGTAAAAACTCTACTTATGTAGAATGAGCATTAGCAAATACCCAAGAGTTAGAGTTCATTGGATTGATATACTTGGCGACACAAGCTGGGCGGATGAAGATGAGTTCCAAGAAATGAAATGCAGTACTTGTGTGAGTGAAGGACATTTATTCCATAAAGATGATAATACTATTACAACATTTGCTTCTTATGAAATAGAAAACGGAGAAATTATAAGTTATGGCGACAGAAACATTTATCCTATCGGAGTTATTAAGAAAATCGAGTATCTCTAGTTGTATTTACAGAACTTCTTTTGGCTGTGTATTATTATCTTCTTGTAAATGTTCTTCTTTGTTTGGTTCTTTAACCATTTCAAAATCAGCTTCAACAAGCAAACCTTTGTGATCTTCTAATATTTGCTTCATCTTTAATTCTAATTCCTGTGGTGTTAAACTATCTAAAGTTCCATATTTAATAATTTTTTGATCTACATATAAACCTGCAGCTTTACCACGTGCTACTTCAGCATTGATTGCTGCACTCCAGGCACCTTTGTTTTTAGATTCATCTCTTAATCTTGCAAGTTCTGTAATATGATTTTCAAATGTAACTTCATATTTCTTTTGCACTTCTTCACGTAATTCACCAATGTATTTTGCAACTAATGGATATTTATTTGCATTACGTAATTCTGCTGCAGTAGTTCTTGCTCTATCCGGTTCATAGCCAGCTTGTCTTGCAGCTTCTGTTCCGGTAATTCTACCTTCATTGTAAACAAGAAGTTCTGCAAACTTCATTTGTTTTTCTGTTAATTGTTTTGGTAAACCCATGTATTGACTTATAACGTATCTTTTAGTATAGGTCAATTGGGGTCGGCTTACGAGAAGATGTTTGATTATGCCTTCGGATACTGGGCCCCACTTAAAAAGGTGTTATGATTAATGGCAAAACATTAGCGATGGTACTAAATAAACTTTTGACAAAGTCAGAAGTTGCACAGAACGCACGCATACAAGTTCAAATGCCAAACGGAGATTTGCACGACATCACAGAAATAAAATTAATGGAAAACATGTTAATAGGTCCATTTGAAACTCACAGATTAGTTCTAGTTACTGAACCACAAAAACATAAAATGTCTAAAGTTATACGCTCTTCACAGATAGTGTAGCTACGGTGAAACCAGAAACAAAATTTTGGAAAGAAGTTAAGAAAAATTTATCCGACATAGACTTCACAAGACTAGAATCTTGGGCGTCTTTTGGCGTTCCAGATCTATTGTGCTACCACGATTCTTGTGGATTTTTTATGATTGAGCTGAAAGTTGCAAACGGTAACAAAGTTCACTTGTCACCACACCAAAAACTGTTCCATATGACTCATCCAAAGCGATCATTTATCTTAGTAAAGGCCCACGCTCCTCGATCCGTGAAACTTTATGAAAGCTCCGCGGTCACCGAATCGGGGCTCTCGCTTGTGCGCTCGAAAGCTTGTGCGCTTGATGACTGGACCGCTATCCGCGCTTGTTTGCTCGGGCGCTCGGGCGCTTGAACGCTTGCGAGCTTGTGCGCTTGAACGCTTCGCGAAGCGTGGGTTGTGATTGGGCGAGCCCGGTCGACGAAACGCGGGCCCATGTTAGTGTTTACCGTAAGCTATATTGGGAATTGATTTATCCCAACACGCCCGGCAGCTTAAGCATTTGTTATCCTGCTCCGCTGCTGGACATGTTTTTCCTTCTGTGACTACAGTAGAAGTATGTTGCCATGACGATGACGGCGAACCGTCGACCTTCGTCGCTGATAATCTTATAATTAAATTTGCGGGTATTTCATCCGGCGTAACCTGTGCTAATATCCCCGCTTCGCGTGTCGGCATCCAGTGATTGACATCCGGCGTTAATAGACACACGGCGAATATTTTTTTAAGGTGATCAAGTGATTGAATGTCTCCAGAGTCGTGCCATCTAAACCATTTTGACTTATGACGTAAAATCTGCGCAGCCATTGCCTGGACCCATCGCGGATCGGTGATGGAGTCTAGACGCTTGTATTGCGCTGCTTGTACATTCGGGAATACGTAACAACCTTTAAGAGCGTAACAACCATGACAGACAGTGCCTGGTATTTTTGCGAGCTTGCTTCCGACCTTACATTCCTTTGCTGGTATACCGTAAGCCCATCCAGGCATCTTTGAAGGTTTTGACAGCGTGCCTGTTATATTATCTAAATCTTTTACTTTCATATATCCTATATAGTCCCATAATATTATTTGTCAAGTGCTTGCGAGCTTGTACGCTTGCGTGCTTGCAAGCTTGCGCGCTTCTCGGTTCGCGCTTCGCTTGCAGCTTGTGACTTAAAATTCTCATCGAACGATTGCAGCTTGGCTGGCGTTAATTCATACATATGAAACCCCGGCTCCGTGCCGGGGATTTTTTTAAAACCTAATTTTTTTAATCTATTCATTGCGTTCTTTTTCATATTTTTTAGATAGTTCTTCACCGCGTTTCATTTCTTTTTGGATAAGATATAATATCTCGGCCATTGTTGCATTTAGTTTTGACAACTCTTTTGCTATTTGTTCCATAGTCACTCCTGTTGGTTATTTTTCTTTCTATCTTAACTATACCACTTTCCGCGGTTCGTGTACATGCGACATAGTGTCGCAGGGCTTGTGAGCTTGTAAACTTTCTTACAACCTGGAGTTATGTCAATGCGACATATTGTCGCAGGCGCTTGCGCGCCCGCGAACCAACTAGAAAAGGTCGTCCTTTGGGATTGGTTAACCAATTTACAAGGCCGCGTATCCCAAAGGTTGTTCTTAAACGATGCTTGTCAAAAAATATCTTTTTTGAACTATCTCTTTTGTTTTAGTAATAACGCATTTGTTATTTAAAAAAACAATTCATAAGAACTATATCCTATATAATCCCATTGACATTAATTTCAAGGTATGAAATAAAATAATTCTAACTAAAAAAAGGAGAAAGTATGACTACAAGTAAAGCAAGACTAAATACTGATATAAGAAAAAAAATCGGTAGTTTAATTTTATCTCATTTTGAAAATGAGAAAACTACTGAACTTGAAAACTTTGTATCAGCTAAAGAGGATATAACTATTGCATTTGATAGAGCATTTAAAACTGCTACTAAAATTGTAAATAGAGCATATCCAAAAGATGATGTTGCAACACTACAATCTTTTAAAAAGAAATATGGTAGGGCTTGTGATGTTGTCGCTAAAGACAGTTGTTTTTATTTCGCTAATATGGAAATGAAAACAAATAAAGAAGATAGTGATGATAGTGTTGCTGAACATTTTGATTTCACTTTAAGTGCAAATATGTCTGGACGATTTGACAGTATGGATTTTTGCAACGCATATTTTAGAGATGAACTAAAAGGTGTTGGTATTAATCCTGAAATCACTATCCAAAACAAAGCACAAGATAATCGTAGCAATCCACATTGGACGCAAGAGGTGGATAAGATTAAAAAATTTCTTGGCTACAATAATGAGGACGGAATATTTCAAGAGTGGAAAGATAAATTTGCTCTTGATGTAATCGGTACAAGTTATTGTCGTTCAAGAACTATACCTTGCACGAATAGTGAGTTTAATGAAATGAAAGTTTTTAAACTTGCTAAAGAAACTTTTGTTAATGCTCATTACAATTGGTCTGAACATATTTTTAAAGATATGAGAGATATTAATAATGCTCTTAAAGATTATAAATATGTTAAGGACGCAATAGACCTTTGTGGTGCATTGGGTTTAAATGTTAATGAAAATGAACTGCAAAGAACTGCTGGTGTTTCATTAACTATTTATCAGCCAGAAAACTTGGCAAACCTTATTAAATCAAGAAGAGCAAAACAAGATAACAAAGCTGTTATTGCTCAATTTAAAAAGGCAAGACAAGCACAGGTTGCAACACATTAAGTATTGACACTTATGGGATAATATATTAAATGTTATCCCATAACTAACTAGAAAGAAAAATATGAATATAGATAATGGAGTAAATTTCGTAGTAAGTTTCGTACCTGAAACTATTAACGGAGAAAAAAATGTAAATCAAAAAAGAGAATTCCGTTCAGCTAAATTTGATGACAAGTCAAAAGTTTGGACTACAACAAAAGGCGAAACTGTTTTGACTTATTTTGATTTAGATAGAAATGGATATAGAACAGCTAAAAACTTTACAATAACTTTAAAAGGATAATTATGGCTAAACATATTTGTCAGGGAACAAAGTGTCATACATATGACACTCAATCCAGAATAAGAGGAACAAAAGGAAATAAAGTTTTGCGAACGCGCAATGCAAGATATGATAATGTCACACAAGAAAAACATTCTTGGTTACAGAATTGGGAATATTTCTTTTGCGATGAGAGATGTATGAATGATTGGTTGGATGTTTATATGGTACAGTTAATTAGTTTTGTTGGACTTAAAACTAAACCACAGGAAAGCCCTGTAGATATAGTTGAAACAGTTCATCAAAATTGGCAAGGAGTAGATTATACTCGTACAACTATAAAGTTAAAAGAAAATGAAATTAATGTATTGACATAATATCCCATATATATTAATTTAACTGTGAGTCGCCTAACCTTGTTATGTAAAGCGACTCACTAAACAGAAAGGAAAACAATGCAAGTAGTTAAGTATAATAACATAGAGTACAAGATACCGTTCGATGTTAATTTAACATTAGATCCTAAAGATAAACTAATCGAAGTTGCTAACCCGTTCAGTGGTGCGAAGGCATCGCTGCCTTGGTTCGCTGTGGCTGTGTATGATTTGATAATGGGCGCTCAACAGTTCGAGGACTATAAGACAGTGCAAGACGGCTGCGATTGGTTCGCTAAACATTTTCCAAAAGAATATATGACTTTATTAGATTGATGTAATCAATCATAGGTTGTGCGCCGCTTCGCGGCGCGCTCGCCTCTTCTCTTGTTAACAATATATATCGCTCGCTAGCTTGCGGGCCCACCCACCCCACCCATTGCGGTCAGTAACCCCAACAAGCTTGAAAGCTTGCGGGCCCACCCACCCCCACCCCCTAAATTGCAAAAGGGGTCCCAAGACTTTGACCTTTAGTGCTAGATTTAGACATTCAACCGTGATAAATACTTCATAAAAAATATTGAAGGTGTAAAAATTTTATAAAAAAATTTTATAAAAAATTATATGGATGTAAGTAAGATAGACTTGAATAAGCTTCCTACGGATGCACGTAAGGAGTTTATGAAGTATGCAATCAAGTATGATGAGAAAGTAAAAGAAGAAAAAGTACATCAAGACTTTTTAACTTTTGTAAAATCTATGTGGCCAGATTTTATACAAGGTTCACATCATAAAAAAATTGCTGATCAGTTTAATCGTCTTGCAGAAGGTAAGATTAATCGTTTGATTATTAACATGCCACCTCGACACACTAAATCAGAGTTTGCATCTTTCTTATTACCTGCATGGATGATTGGTCGTAATCCAAAATTAAAAATTATTCAAACGACACACACGACGGAGCTCGCTGTTCGATTCGGTAGAAAAGCAAAACATTTAATTGATAGTCAAGATTATAAAAGATTTTTTAAAACGACACTTCGCGAAGATTCGCAAGCCGCGGGCCGTTGGGAAACGGATCAAGGAGGTGAGTATTTCGCAGCGGGTGTTGGATCGGCGATCACGGGCCGCGGAGCGGATTTACTTATTATCGATGACCCGCACTCGGAACAAGATGCGATGAATCCAGAAGCGCTGGAACGTGCTTATGAATGGTATACATCAGGTCCTCGTCAGCGATTACAACCTGGCGGAAAGATTGTCGTAGTCATGACACGTTGGTCTTTGAAAGATCTTACCGGATCGTTGATCGGGGCTCAAAAAGGAATCAAATCAGATCAGTGGGAGGTTGTAGAATTTCCAGCCATCTTACCTGATGAGAAACCCGTATGGCCAGAGTATTGGAAGTTATCAGAATTAGAATCAGTTAAAGCATCTTTATCAATTCAGAAATGGAATGCACAATGGATGCAGAATCCAACATCAGAAGAAGGTTCAATCATTAAACGTGATTGGTGGCGCAAATGGGATAAGGATTATATTCCAGAATTGTACCATGTGATACAAAGTTATGACACTGCATTCCTTAAAAAAGAAACAGCCGACTTTTCAGCCATTACAACATGGGGTGTATTTTATCCAAATCCTGATTCAGGACCCAATTTAATTTTACTAGATGCGATAAAAGAACGACTAGAGTTTCCAGAATTAAGACGTAGAGCTTTAGAACAATATCACTATTGGAAACCGGAATCAGTAGTAATTGAGTCCAAAGCATCAGGATTACCACTAACTTATGAATTACGTAAGATGGGTATACCTGTGATTAACTTTACACCTAGCAAAGGAAATGATAAACATTCCCGTATAAACGCCGTTGCACCACTTTTTGAAAGTGGTCAGATATGGGCGCCAGAGGCAAGTTTTGCAGAAGAGGTTATTGAGGAATGCGCGGCATTTCCTTTTGGAGATCACGATGACCTCGTAGACTCAATGACACAAGCATTAATGAGATTTAGACAGGGGGGCTTTATTGAGCATCCCGAGGATTATAAGGATGAACCTGTAATTCATAACGACAAGGAGTATTACTAATGGATAAAAAAGTTTTATATGCTTTAACTACAAAAATTTTTAATACGCTTAAAAAATTAGGTATTAAACCTAAAATAGGTGTGACAACAGATATTCAAAGATTACCAGGTCTCAATTCATTTAATTCAGATTTAAGTACATTAACACAAGCTCGTCCTGAATCTTTAAAAAAGTTAATTACTACTGACGCAGATTTTTTAGCAAAAGCAAATCCAGATGAACTTCGACAATATTATAATAATTTAGAATATTTACAATCTAACTTTCCAGAAATATTTTCAAAAGCAGAAGTCGTAACAGAATCTAAAACTGGACTTAAAACTTTAGTAGATGATGGTGGTGAAAAAATTAAAAAACCTACAAAAGCAGATTATGAAGACTATGGAGATATATTAAATGATAGTGAGAATACTG